ATGCCATTTTGGGCGTAGGGGAGGAGGTTGATGTCGAAGAAGTGGATACTGGCAATCTGTCTGATCGCTTCCGCGCAAGCGAAATCGAATGAGCTAAGTTCACTCGTCGATGCAAGCACTGCGCTACGTCAAACTTTTGCAAACGGAATTATTGCGGTAGGCGGAATGATGGAGTCAGCTCCTAACGGGGGCATTCCTGGCAATGACATTCTTGCTAACAAAGACGCCTACATAACCGCACAAAAACAACTTGCTTACAACTCAGCCGTTCAAGCCATGCAGGCCGGATCGTTTACCAACATGGGCGCGCAAGATTTTTTTGAGCAACAAGCCTCCGACCAGATGGATCAGTTGAACGACGCCGTAGATAACTACGTTGACGCCGCTACTGCTTTAATAGAGGTTGCAACACTGTCAAACCTCGCGGAGCAAAACCAAGACAGCCCAGACGACTCTGGCGCGCTTGAGGTACAGAATTACATTAATGACAACCAAGAATCCGTAGTCTTAACCGATGAAGAGGTTGAGTCATATAACCAATCAATGGATGACGTTGCATCGATTGCACAACAAGCGGCTAGTTTCTTTGCAGTTGCCAATGATGAGAATTTAATAGCCGAAGCCAATAGTGCCGCAGCAGAATATACCGCCAGCTACGGTGATGCAGGTGACGCATTTTTTGATAACGCAACCGGAATTGTTAGTGTCGATTTTGAGTCGTACAACATAAGTGTAATGCTTGATGTAAATTCGTACTTTATACAAGACGCTGAAATTATGTCTGTAGGCGCAGAATCGGTTTTTTACTATTCAAGTCCCCAGGGCGGCTGCTGGTTTTCAGAAGATCAAGAGGTTTGTTTGTCGGAGTTGGGTATTTATGGCCCTTGAAGATTTAGAGCTAAGCGTTGCTGGGACGCAGATCAAGGGCGTCTGGATTGGCATTCTGGTGGCTTTTAGCTCGACTATTGGTGGCGGCATCTGGACAGCCTCAGAATTCTTTAGCCGATTAGAAGCCCTAGAATCCTCTGTAATCGACGCAAGCTCTGAGACGGCAGTTGTACAGGGTAGGTTCGAGGATTTGCGTGAATCGCAGTCTGAGCGCTTACAGGGATATCAAGTAGCCATATCAAACATGGAGCAGCAATTAGCCGATAACAACATATCAGAGCTGCAAGGCAAGTTAGCAGAGCTTGGAACTAATTTAGAGGCTATAATGAAGGCACAGCAAGATCTGTTAGATTTGCGTGACCGGATAGCCGCTGTAGAAAAGTCAAATGCAGAGGCCGTGCTTACGGTGAACAACCGGGTCCAGTCACTAGAAAAAACAGAGCGCGTTTTAAAGCGTGTTGATACTGAAATCGAGAACTTGTGGCAGGCTCTCGATTCACTACCATTTAGTAGGTGAGGTTATGGACGTTGGGAGTGAAGCATTAATCAAGCTAGAGGCACATGAGAAAGAGTGCCTAGTGAGATATACAAATATTCAAAAGACGCTTGATGATCACCATGATCGTTTTGATAAGCTAGAAAACAAAGCTGAGTCTGGGTTTAAGCGCATTGAAAACTTGTTGATGTACGGCGGCACTTTCGTTCTTACGGCCATTGGCGTTCTTATTGCTTTGTTAGGGTTTATGCGTTGATACTACAAGCCCTTATAGGACCACTTACTGGACTCGTTGGCGACCACTTCAAGCGCAAGGCTGAAGAAAAGAAAGCCACTCACGAGCGAAAATTACAGGTCATTCAAAACGACGCCTCTTGGGAAAACAAGATGGCCGACGCCAGTAGCAATAGCTGGAAAGACGAATTCTGGACTCTTTGTTTAGCCGCTCCCATCTTTATGATTGGCTACGCCATAGCCATGAACGATGTCGCCGTAATAGAGCGTGTAGACATGGCATTCGCCGCACTCAACACCCTGCCTGAGTGGTATCAATACCTGTTATTCTTAGCCGTTAGCGCGTCGTTTGGTATACGCGGGGCTGACAAACTAATGAACCTACGGAAAAAATAATGCTGACCCACTTTCGCTCAGAAGAATTCAACTGCACGCACACAGACACTAACTGCATGGATGAGGCGTTTTTGCATAAGTTAGATGAGTTGCGAGAAAAGTGTGGCTTTCCGTTTAAGATAACGTCGGGTTATCGCGATGCTTCGCACCCCAATGAGGTCGTGAAGGCCGCCCCCGGTACTGGAACACACTGCCAGGGGATCGCCGCTGACATAGCTGTAAGCAACGGCGTCGAGCGTATGAACATCGTCCACGAAGCTCTTAAGATGGGCTTTAGTGTCGGCGTAGCGCGTTCATTTATACACGTGGACGCCAGGACAACTACACCCGTTTTGTGGACTTATAGTAGCTGAAACCCATATAACTAATAACAAGGGTTGTTATATATAACATAGGCTGTTATTGTTTCTCTTGTGCAATGTCGCACACAAGGGAGACTTACAATGCTAAGAACAGTGGATGTAATGTATGACGCGGTTGACCTCTATGACCAAATAGATGGTGACCTGGATCGAATCGAAGAGCTTAGCCTTCAAGATCGCGGCTACTTAATTCTTGAGATAGAAGATCAAACGGGTGAAATACTTTCTGAGGCAATGTTACGTGCTAACAACCCAGAAGAGTTCATCATAAACCTCTATGCGCCAGAGCGCGCTTCTGACCCTTTCATCGACAATATGCGTGAGGCGCTGTGGTATTACGCGCGTCCTATTGTTGAGCAAAACCTTGAGCGTCAGTTTGACATCATCATTAACGCACGCGCTTACGGAGGCTAGGTATGTCAGATAACTACGAAGCGGTTATGTCTAAGGGCTGGAAAGAGATTTGCTCAGTGCTGGCTAGAGAGTACCGGCATGGTTTTGAGTGCGGGTATTACGGTCGCTACATGGAGTTAAAGCCTCGTATGAGTGACGCTTACTCGCAAGGCTATGCGGCTGGTGATGATCTGGCGCGACAGGAGTATGCACTTAGTGCGGCTCCACAACAGGGTTACGAAGACGTGACCTACGAAGAAATGGCAAAGGGAGCTTAGTTATGGAAAACACCTTTAAAGTGTTGTCGCAAGTAGATTGCGGTGAGTTTATCGAGAAGAAAGGCAATCTGTCTTACATCAGCTGGGCGTCTGCTTGGCAGAAGCTGTGTGAGCAATGCCCTGACGCGACGTATGAGCATCATGATTGGATCACAACGCCAAGCGGAGAGGTCATGGTGTTCTGCACTGTCACTGTTGGCGGTGTATCTCACAAAGCTCATCTGCCGGTCTTGGACCACAAGAACAAGCCGATTCAGATTCCAAACGTGTTTCAACTAAACACATCGATGCAGCGTTGTTTCGCAAAGGCCATCAGTATGCACGGACTAGGCTTGTACGTTTATCGTGGTGAGGATCTGCCGCCGGCTGAAGAGATAGATCACACCGCTATGTACGAAGAGTTCTTACGTCGGCACGAAGATAACAAGCACAACTGTGCAGTGTGGTATAGCCAGCTCAGTGAGGAGGAGATGAATGGCGTTAAAGAAGGATCTCCGAAAGGCAAGAAGACTGCAACGCATCAGCTTACTCGTGATCTAGTAACGCAGATGCACGCTAACTTTGACGACTACGCTGAGAAGCTCACAGAGGCCGTCCAAAATGCTGACGTGATGTTTATCGAGCAGTTGCAAGGTGAGCTAGAGGACTATGAAAGGGCGTGCGTAAAAGATCGCCTTTCAAGTGAAGTAAAGTCGCAGTACAAACAAGTCATGATTAACGCGAAAGCAAATAAGGAGTAAAGAAATGGAATATGAAAAGAACCCTGGCGAAGGCCGGTTGTTTAAAAACAAAAAAAAGAAATCTGAAAACGATGCTGATTACTATGGATATTACATGCACGATGATGGTGTTACTGAAGAGGGCATCAACGCCTGGATTAACACCTCTAAGGCCGGCAACAAATACATGAAACTGTCTTTCTGGAGTAAGGCGGAAACCGCAGCTAAGGGAATAGCGGAAGCTCGCAAAGCCTTAGCACCTAAACCTGAGCCGCAACCACAAGGATTTCCAGAAGATGACATCCCATTTTAAGGTAGGCGGTCAGCTCACTGAGCTGCTTAAATCGTGTGGCGATCCGGCAGGTCAAGTAATGGCTGAAAAGATGGGCGTCACACCAATGACCATTCACCGGTGGAAAAAGTCTGATGACATGAGGCTAGGTCGTATAGTCGAAATAGCCGAGTACTTTGGCATGGACTTAGAAGAGTTTTTATCTTGGGAGGAAGCATGAGTCAATCAATGCAGATTTTGAACCACATGATTAGTAAGCCTATTACGGCAATTGATGCTCTACAGCAGTATGGCTGTTTTAGGTTGGCTGCGAGGATTAACGATCTTCGTATGCAAGGTCATTCAATACACACTGAGATGACTGTTGATAACGGCAAACGGCACGCTACTTACCATTTGCTAAATAAAAAGCCCCTCGATTGAGGGGCCAAAGGGAGTCACTTGAACCGTGGCGGTTTTAAGTGATAGTCTTATCTCGACCAAGAAAAAAGACATGGGTAGTATACACGACGGGACGTCCCTGGACACCCCTAGACACCCCCAGACTACTCATGCCTCCTTTTTTAGTCAGAGATTACCGGGCGTTAGGCCGAGGAACCAAAGAACCTCGGAGACAGAGTTGACCCTCTCTATAATGCGCCTCCCTGTGCCGAGAGCTGGTAAAGGGAATAGATGTCAAGATTCGATACGGTAATCAAAGCTCGTCATTACTAATTAACTAAT